CTTTCCCATATCCTCGATGCCGGAGGATGGAGTTGTACTATCTTGGAGAGATAAAACTGGTGAAGTTGAGACGATTTTGGGTAAAGCTGATCCAGCGGTAACTGGACACAGTGGTCTGAAATTCACAGGAGGTGAATGTCGGAATATGTCCAAAAACACGTTTCGGGGACTGTGTGGAGTCCCTCTTGTAGGTCAAAACAAGAATTCTGCAATTCATGGAATGCACGTTGCAGGAGTGACAGGTGACAACAGAGGAATGTATATTCTTGTTACCAAGTCTGAGGTCGAGATGGCATTTGAGAAATTGAATGCTATTCCTGGTGTCAATATCACTTCTTCAAAAGGCGAATTCGTGAAGCAAATCCATGGTGAATCTGTACTTTCGGGCCAGAATATTCACCAATTGTCATGTATCCACACATTACCGGAAGACTCGCCGATCCAAGTCCGTGGACACTGCGGACGCCAGATTACGTCGCATACTGATGTTAAAGTTACTTTGATGTCTGAGCATGTGACTGATGTTCTTGGTGTTCCAAATAAGTGGGGTCCACCCAAGATGCGACCTGAACGCTATGCTTGGGAAACGACATTGGACAAAATGCAAACATGCAGCACTTCCTTTCCGGGGGAACTTCTTTACCGCGCTGTTTGCGACTTTCAGGAGCCACTTATTGAACTTTGCAAGTCCGATTTGTGGCACGACGCACGACCACTGACAGAAACTGAGAATCTGTCTGGGATTGTAGGCAAGAAATTCATTGATTCCATGAATTTATCAGCTTCGGCTGGTTTTGGTTTCAAGGGAAAGAAAACTGACTGGGTCCACCAGCAGTATGACGATAACACAGGCTTGTATACTCGTTACCTACATGAAGAGATGAGAGAGGAGGTTGATAGGATGGAAAATTGTTACAGAAATGAGACAAGAGCTTATCCCATCATTGTGGCGTGTAAGAAGGACGAAGTCTTGGCCAAGGAGAAATGTCGAATTTTTTACAATTCTCCAATGGCACTTATCTTTTTGATGAGAAAGTACTTTTTGCCAGTTGTACGTATTCTTCAGATGAATTCTCTAGTGTCTGAATGTGCTGTTGGTATCAATGCACACTCCCAGGAGTGGGAGCAGCTTGATGCGCACATTAACAGATTTGAGCATAAAATTGGAGGAGACTACGCAGCTTACGATATTCGCATGAATTCGCAAGTTATTATGGCAGGATGTTCTATTCTCATTGACATGGCAAAGGCTTGTTCTTATTCGGACGAAGATATTCACATTATGCGAATGATGTGTGCTGATTTCGTCTATTCAAACATCCTCTACGATGGTGTGATCCTTGAGATGTGGGCAAACTTGATGCCCAGTGGTATTCCAATCACTGTTATTCTTGACGGTATTGGAGGTGCCCTCAATGCTCGTTGCTACTACTATAGTGCAAATCCAGACGCTTGGAAGAAATGTGAACGCTTTCGCAAACACGTTTCTCTTATGACGTATGGAGATGACAATGCTGGTAGTAAGGATGATGAGTGTGTCTTTACGATTAAGGGTTTTTCGGAATTCCTTGCTCAGTACGGACATACTTATACCATGCCTGACAAACACTCAGAACTGCGTGATTACTTGCTTGATGATGAGGTTGAATTCATTAAGCGCAAGAGTAATTACATAGAAGAGATTGATTGTACCATTGGTGCGCTCGACAAAGATTCTATTCACAAGATGCTTCATTGCTATCTTCGTGGTAGAAAAAGTCCTCTAAGTGCTGAGCAGGCTTGTGCTCAGAACATTGATACTGCTTTGTTGGAAGCATTCAATCATGGACGAGATTTCTATGAGGATTACCAAACTAAACTACGGATAGTTGCGGAACGTAGTGGCGTGTTGCACTTGTGCGACAGACTGGAGGAACCATTCGATCACCGTGTGGCTAGATGGGTCCAACAGTACCGTAACGAAAAGTCCCCCTAATGACCCAGGGGGCATTACATGTGTTTTGTAAAGAAGTGAAAAGGGTCCACCATGTATTGGATACCAATTGTTGTATATATTTCATGTTTACGTGTACATCGGTTAGGCTTGCATGTGTGAATCAGCGTGCCGTAGTGGCGGATGCTATTTAGTGTCGGGTGTCGCTCCCCAAGTTAAACATGGCCCCTAGATGTATTGAGTTAATCATCTCGGGTTATAAATAACGACTCACACAAACAACCAACAAACGGTCATCTACTGCCACCTGTGACAGCAGTGATGATGAAAACACAAAAGTCACTAAAAAGACCTCCGAGATGGGGGCAAAGATTGAGAAGGACACTGATCACATTATCAAGCAACTTGATGAACTTTCAGCGTACACTCGCAGAGTGCAGACTGAGATCTCGAAAAAGATAGCAGCTGTAGGACGCCGTGTTCGCAGAGCTCAGAGAGAAGCTGATAGTGCAGTGTTTGAGCCTCAATCTGGCGTGACGGACGCCAACACAGGAACTGCAACAAATTTGGGAATGCAGAATCTTCGTTTTACCGATGCCAGTATGGGACATGTGTACGACATGCCTTCAGTGCAAGATGAAACGAGATTATTGCAGGACTCAAATGATGTTGACATTGGGAATTTCTTTTCTCGTCCCGTGAAGATTGCTGAGATTGATTGGCCAGTAGGCGGAACTCTCATTGATGACATCAATCCTTGGGAATTGTTTTTCGAAAATCCGCGTGTTGCGAATAGGATTACGAATTTCAAGCTTCTGAGGGCTGATATGCATGTTAAGATTTTGATCAATGGTAATGGTTTTCATTATGGCAGAGCTATGGTGAATTACTTGCCAATGAGACTCTTCGATGACATGTCTACCAATGATCCGACTGTGAGACAAGATTTGGTTCAGGCCAGTCAGCAACCTCACATTTTTCTGAACCCTACCACATCTGCTGGAGGGGAAATGATTTTACCGTTTTTCTATCACAAGAATTACATGACGATTCCGACAAGAGATTGGCGAGAAATGGGAGAACTGCAGTTCAGGAATATCAACCCGCTTCGTCATGCCAACGACGCTACTGATAACGTGACAATCACTGTCCTTGCTTGGGCAGAGAATGTATCGCTCAGTATACCCACTTCTCGTGACATTACTAGTCTTTCACCACAATCGGGTTTTGAAGCCCAATCTGGTAAAGTCAAAAAGAAGGTTGCGCCAAAGAAACAAGATGCTGCTGCTGTTTCGTCAGAGATTGACGAGGCAAACAAGGGCGGAATGATTTCTGGTCCTGCAACTATGATTTCTGGAGCACTTGCTGCTGCTGCACCACTCACAGGTGGTGCTACAGCTGGCTTGGCTGCAGGCATAGGAGCTGTTGGAAAGATTGCAAAGACCCTCGGGTATTGCAGACCTCCTGTAACAAAGGATCCAGAACCACTCAAGCCTAAGGCAGTTTCCTCCTTGGCACTCACAACAACACCAGATGGCGTCGAGAAGCTTACAGTTGATGACAAGCAATTTCTAGGTACCTCTCAGGAGATTTCAGGTATTGGAGAGCACGACCCTCTAAATATTCTGGATATCGCCAAGAGAGAATCCTATTTGACTTCGTTCGTTTGGCCTCAGACTGGTGCTCCAGAATCCCTTCTCTGGAATTGCCGTGTGCAGCCACAACTGTTTGCTCAGCCCATTGGTAACACGAAACAGTACCATTTGACTTCGCTTGCTTATGCGTCGCTTCCATTTGAATACTGGACAGGCACACTCAATTTTCGTTTCCAAGTGGTAGTTTCGGCTTTCCACAAAGGACGATTAAAGATTGTGTACGATCCAGAATTCTTGGATGCTACTCCTGAGTATAATGTTAACTACATTGAGATAGTTGATATTGCTGAGAAGTCTGATTTTACTGTTTCTGTTTCCAATACGCAAGACACGTCCCTCTTGCGTATGTATTCAGCTGGACCTTATGATCAAGAAGATGTGTTCCGACAGGTTCGATATCAAGATCGTGGTCGTGGGAATGGAGTCTTGGGAGTCTATATTGTCAATGAACTTACAACACCGAATTCAATTGTCACCGCTGACATTGAAGTCAATGTGTTTGTTTCTGCTGGCGATGACTTTCAAGTTTTTGTCCCCAACGAACAGCATGGATACATGGTTACAGCGGACGCTGATGCACCTACGTTGAGATCGTTTGAGCCGCAAAGTGGTGAGGCTGAACACGATGCGAATGAAATGTCAACAGATGGATTGGATGACCCTGAACAGGAAGAAGCAACTCCGTTGACAATGGTTGCAGATACTTCATCAGGTTTAAATCTTGTATTTACTGGTGAAGCTATTGCATCGTTGCGTCCTCTGATGAAACGATACAATTTACACACCGCTGTAGGTTTGTACGACACTACACCAACTATTGTAGCAGGTTCATTTCCTGCTTTTCCTTACTTGCGAGGAGCAGTAGCAGGTGCAGTTAATACAACTAGTGGTGGTGCACCCTACAACTATTGTAACACTGTGATGTTGCACTGGGCGACTCTTGCTTTCTCCGGGTGGAGAGGGGGAGTCAGATGGAAATGGCTGCGGCGAGGTGCAGTTAAAACAAATGAAACACTCTATGTGCAAAGGCGTGGTCTCGAGGGACCAGCTGCCTATAACACCAGCTCAACTGATGCTCCAACGTATCAAAATGCTAAACAAGCTGCACAGGATTGTGTTCTAGCCGTACCTGACGGATTGTCTCTCAATGGACCGTATTATGGAGCCAGAGGAGAGGCTTTCATATCAAGCGCTATAAATCCGAATCTCGAGTTCGAATGTCCCTACTATAGCGATGTCAGGTTTACACCCGGAAAACCAAATGATTACACTAGCGTCC